GGTACTTTTGCAGATGCTAGAATATCTGCTAGTTCTGTAAATGCTCATGTAGATTTAACATCTTTATCAGCTTCTAATTTAACTTCAGGTACAGTTCCTTCAGCTAGATTGTCTTTAGCTGAGAGTGATGTTCCTACTTTAACAGGTAATAAAATATCTGGTGGTACTTTTGGTTCAGTCAATGGTTCATCATTAACAAGTCTACCTTCATCTGCTCCTACTAATTCACAGATTTTATCTGGTGTTGCTAGTGTTTCAGCTGGAAGTGTAGGTAGTTATATTTCAATGTATATTGGTAGTTTTTCTAAATTTGTAAACGATACATTTAGCACAAATAATGCAATGTATTATTGTAGCTTTAGAGGTCTCCCTACTATTAGTGGTGGAAATCAACCAAGTGGAACTTACAGAGCAATGGGAGAAGCTCAAGGTAGTAGTAATTATGGTGGTGGTGGTACACTATTCTTAAGGATTTCATAAAAATGAAAGGAGTAAAAAACAATGACAGACTTTACATGTAAATTAATAGATGCAAGAAACCCTGTATGGAGTAATGCAGAACAAAATTTTATTACTGTAGAAGCTAAATGGGAGCATTTAGAAAGCGAAGGCTATCTTGACTTTGGTGCTAGTCCAAATGACCCAGAGGCACATGGTAGAGATTTATATCAAAGATGTGTTGATGGTGAGTTTGGAACTATTGGTGCTTATGTTGCACCCCCAGAGCCAGAAGTTTCAGAGGAAGAATAATGTGTGAGTGTTGCGAAGGTTACGACTGTATCTGTAAATGAAACTTTTAATAGTACTGCTTTTTTTATTTACAGTAGTTGCAACCATTACAGACAATGCCTAGTCTATCAGATAAAACAGAAATAGGATTACCTCTTAAAAACTTATTGAGTTTATTAGGTGTAACTGCTACAGCAGTCTGGGCATACTTTGGTATTATTGAAAGATTAAATAATATAGAAACTAGACAGACATTATTTGAAGCTGATCTAGTGAAAGCTGCCGATCAAACACCAGTAGATCAGGAACAGTTTATGTTATTAGAGTTTATATCTGGACAAGTAGAAGGTGTTGTAGAAGATTTAGAGAACATGGCACATAACAAAGTAAACATTATGAGATTACAAACAGACATGGAAAAAGCATTAACTGATATTGAATCATTAAAGGATAAGATTAGAGCCAATGGTCATTAAAACAGTATTAGCTTTATGTTTGTTTACTGGTGGTTCATTAATAGAACATACTATCCAAGACTCTATTAGTCAGTGTTTAAAGAATAAAAGAATGATGGAACGTAATATGAAAGATGCTCAGATTGTATGTGGGGAAGTAGAAGCTGAAATTGACATAAAGATTATCAATGGTGTAGAATATGAGTTTATTAAATCTATAAGGAAGAAGGGATAATATGAGTACACAAAAAGAAGTAGAACAGTTATTAAGAAAAGCTAAGAAAAGAATTAAAGATTTAGAAGAACAATTAAGTCTTGCACATGAAAGATTAACAGGATCGTATGATAGAAATTTCTCTTTACGAACTGGATTAATTAATCTACCAATAGACGAAATAATAGCTTTAAAAGAAAAACATAAAGAATTGCAACAAGAGAACTTAAATGGATAACACAGAAAAACTAGCTAATCTTGATAAAGAAGTAGCTGTTATTTCTGAGCGTTTAAATACTATTCAAAACAATCACCTATATCATATTGAAAAAGATATGAACATGATTAAGAAAGTATTATGGAGTGTTGGATTCTTGGTATTCTCTAATTTACTAGGAATAATAATCTCTATATTATATTAGGTATGAAAGTATACCTGATTATGATTGCTTGTGTGCAATCGTTATACTCTCCGTTGGAGGAGGTTTGTATAACAGAACCCTTAACAGAGTCATTTGATACAGTTCCACAGTGCCTTGCATATGTGGATAATTTTAAATATACTTTAGTTAATGAAAAGGATTTGTTTGTAACAGGATTCTGTACAACTAAAGACAATGTATACTAATTTAAAAGGGAGGATTAAAGAACATGAAGGGTATTGCGAAACTGTATACCGAGATACTTTGGGATTTGAAACTGGTGGGTATGGACATAAGATCATACCTGGTGAAGATATACCGACAGACAGAGATGGATGGGAGGCTTTATTTGAGAGTGATTTTCAAAATGCAGTTGATGGTGCTGAGAGGATTCTTGATGGCTATGATATTGCTGACACAGCTAGGGAAGTTATTATTGAAATGGTTTTTCAAATGGGTGAAGGTGGCGTATCTAAATTCAAAGGTGCTTTATCTAATCTTAAAGAACAAAGGTACTCGGAATGTGCCAGGGAAATGTTAGATTCAAGATGGGCAAATCAAACACCGAACAGAGCAAAAGCTCTAGCCTCAGTAATGGAGGAGATCAATGCTTAATTTACTCGGACCTGTCGCTGGAGCAGTCTTTAAAACTATTGATAAAGTTGTCGATAATAAGGGAGAGGCTGACAAACTTAAAGCAAAGGTACAAGAAAAGATTATAGCAGGGGAATTAGCAGAGTTAGAAGGTGCTGCTAAGATTATACAAACAGAAGCACAGGGAGGATTCTTACAAAGAAACTGGCGACCAATCATGATGTTGGTCTTTGCTGGTTTAATGGTAGCTCATTGGTTTGGATTTACTGCACCAAACATTCCAGAGTCTGTACAGAACTCTCTCTTAAACATTATCCTAGTAGGGATAGGAGGATATACAGTTGGAAGATCAGCAGAGAAAGTCGCAGACAGATTCAAAGATAGTAAAAAGGGGTAGGGGTAGACCTAGAAAGAGTGAAAGTACCCCTTCTACGGCTCTTAAAACAGAAAAAAACGATAGAATTTTGGTCATCTCTGACCTTCATGTGCCTTATCACCACCCTGATAGTTATAGGTTCTTGGAGTCTTTGGCTGCTAAGTATAATCCTACGAATGTTATTCATATCGGAGACGAAATGGATTGGCACTCAATTAATGTTTCTCACATAATCAATCCAGACTTACCTAGTCCTGCTGATGAACTAGAAATCGGTAGATATCACATGAAGAAACTAGAGTCTATGTTTCCTGTAATGACTATACTAGAATCTAATCATGGATCTATGGTACTCAGACGTGCTATGGCAAAGGGTATGTCTAAGTTCTTTCTCAAAGACTACAATGAAATACTAGATGTAGGTCATGGTTGGGTATGGAAAGAATCTCATTGGGAAGATACTGCTATGGGTAGAGTTTACTTTGCACATCAAGTATCTAAGAATATTGTAAAGGCAGTACAGATGATGTCTGCTTCAGTTGTCCAGGGGCATTATCATACCCAGTCAAATATAGAGTATGTAGGTAATGACTTCCATCTTAACTGGGGTATGTCTGTTGGTTGTCTTGTAGATAAGAAGTCTATGGCTATGGCATATATGAAAGTTAATATGGCTAAACCAATCTTATCTTGTGGTGTTATAACTAATGGTGTACCATCTATTGTTCCAATGTTATTGAGGAAGGATGGTTCATGGGATGGCAAAGTATACGTCTAAAGATAAAAAATATTTTCTAAAGATTATAGAGTACGGATGTTGCGTACCAGGTTGTATGTCAAATACTCCAATGAACGTTCATCATCTACGTGGTAGCCAGGTTCAACATAATAGATCTAATCAGCTTGTAGTACCATTGTGTTTTGAACACCATTCAGATCTGACATGGGGTAAGTATAAACCAGAACATAGGTTTTGGGAACATCATAATTTTGATGCAGTGGAATATGCTAATGAACTGTACCAGAAGCACGAACCTGAACAACATTAAGTTCAGTCATACGTTCTTTGATAGCATCTGTAGTGTGATTCTTTTTTATTTTTTTGCCTGATAGCGAAGCTGCCATGATGGCATATGCTGCAAAAATAGTATCGGTATCATAACCGAATTGTTTTAAGTAAGTACTGTAATCAGTAAGAGTATCTACTAACTCGTCAAGTTCTCCTTTAATAATCATTTTCATAAAGTCTTTCTATCATTTGTAAGGTGCTAATACTAGGGGTATATACATGAATCCTTGGATTTCCTTTCATACTATAGTTAATAAAAAAGTATCAGCACCTTAGTCTTTCGCCTACAGCGAAACTTTAAAAGGGTATTTCAGTAGGGATGTCATCATTTGGTAGATCATCATTGATGTCTTTAGCAGGTTTCTGCTTAGCATCACCCTTGCCACCTAGCATCTTCATAACACCAGTGACTCTTGGTATAATGATAGAAGTATTATACTTTTTATTACCATTAGAATCAGTATATTCTGATACATCTATCTCACCCTCCAGGTACAACATAGTACCTTTAGTTACATATTGTTTGATAGTGTTAGTAAGATTAGGATCAAAGGTTGTAATCTTGTGCCAAGTAGTTTTCTCTTGCCACGTACCATC